GCCAGAAACGCTGTCATCACCGCCTGTAAAGTACGTGGTATTTGCACCTGAACCTCTAAACTCTCCAGTAGCACCATCTACAGTCAACCCATCGGCTGTCACTGAGCCATTTACGTCAAGATTGCCATTAGGAATTGACACGTTATGATTAGAGTCTATAGTTATCCCATCAGTTGCATCTACACTCAACTTCAACACTGAACCACTTACGTTCTGTCCTTTGTCAGCATTGATTGTCGTAATACCACTACCACCAAAAATTTCAGTATAACTACCTGAAGCATCAGTATCTGTTAGACGAATGTGTGGGTTGGTTGTTTTAATTTCCAAGTCACGACTAGGTGAATCAGTGGAGCCAATCATCATTGAAGTGCTAACAACAGAAGTTCCTGTCGTTAAAGTGCCTGTGGAGGTGGTGGCTAGTTTTGTATTGCCATCATAAAATAAAGATACTGCCCCGTTTTGGATTCCCCCAAGGATTGCTTCATTACCAGCCGCATTTTGTACTTCTAAGTAATCTGTTTTAAGTATTAATCTACCTGTGCCACTTGAGTCATCAACATAGGAATGTGTACCATCATGATAAATCTGTAAGTCACCATTGGTCTGATTGCCTAGCTGTAGCTTGACGTTATCGCCAAGTGATAGGTTGCCTGTGAGTGTGCCGCCAGATAGGGGTAGCTTGGTGCCGATGGCGGTAGCTGTAGTTGTAGCAAAGTTCGGGTCATCTCCGAGTGCGGCGGCTAGTTCATTTAATGTATTTAAAGTCGCCGGTGAAGAGTCAACCAGATTAGTTACCTGAGTATTTACATAAGTCTCTGTCGCGTAACCGGAAGGCAGGACATAATTGTTAGCATTAGCGGCTATGCCGTCTAATTTAGTATGATCCGCGTTAGTAAAAGCATTGGTATCTGCATTACTTTCATAAGCAGATTTAATTTGCGATGCAGTTTGATCTGCTGTAGCACCCGCCTCTATACCATCTAACTTTGTGTGATCAGCATCGGTAAATGAATTGGTGTCTGCATTACTTTCATAAGCAGATTTAATTTCTGACGCAGTTTGATCAGCAGTAGCGCCAGCTTCAATGCCGTCTAACTTTGTGTGATCAGCATCCGTAAAGACATTAGAATCGGTTGCGTTACCAACCAAAGTTTTAATCTCTGCCGCTGTTTGATCACCAGTTGCACCAGACTCTATACCGTCTAACTTTGTGCCATCGACAGATACATTACGCCCATCAACCGTAGAATTAGTTAGCAATGCACCCGTCAAAGATCCGCCCGCTAATGGTAAATGACCTAACTGGCTGTAAGTGTATGAAGAATTCCAGTTAGTCGAATTTCCACCAGTTGCGCTTAAAATCCCACTCACCGTGACCCCAGTAGAGGATGTACTCAACCGAAGCTGATTATCTGAGTATAATCTTACCGCACCATTACCGAAGAATTTTGCATAATCTTCAGTACCAGCGTTGTTGCGAAGGATAATGTTTTCGCCTTCGATATATAAAAAATTGCTACTATCTTCTATCTTAGATGAGGTTCCGTTACTGCTTACAGAAAGATCTGCACCTGTACCAAATGATGCTTTAATATCATCATTAAATACCATGTCTCCAAAAATACCAGTTTGACCACCAGTCTGAACAAACTCATTTAAAGTAGCGGCACTTAATCTTAACTCGCACTTATCTCCTGTTAAAAACGCAGTGGCAGAGGTATTGTCTTGAGCCCTTATTACTGTAAGAGTATTACTACTTATATTGGTAACTTTAACGACTTCTAATGCTGGAGGTGTTGCGCTAGTAGCCAAGGTAACAAAGCAATATTCATCTGAAGATAGTGACGGAAATACTGATCCATCCTGTACTGATATTTGAGTAGCAGATGTGCTTAAATCAGATGTTAGGACTGTTACGGCGCTGTTAGCAAATTTTATGGACATAGGATAGCCTTTATACAATTACTAGTTGTAAGGCGTATCCGTGCAAATTAGTGTTCTTTTATTTAGCTAGCAGTAACCGACCAGCTTATGGTCATTATATCTGCGCTAGCCTTTGAAACCTGACTGAAATTTACTCTGCAAAGTAATGTGCCACCACTTGAAGCTGAGAATATTCCAGCTTCAACAAGATTGGCAGTCCCTGTTCCAGCAGGAAATGTAGCACTATAATTTACCACATTATCCGTTACAGATGAACCGCTTAAAGCAACCCTTGCAACCTCAGTTCCCAGTGCTGTATTTGCAGATGAAGGAGCTGTACTATCAGTTCCTACTGCCATGTGCGACATAACATTTGCGCTAGCTCCAACCATTCTTGACGCTACAAAATTCTTACCTGTAGCCACCACTAAATTAGGTATTTCTTGAACCACTTCTCCATTAACATGAATAGTCACGAAGCCTGTCAGTTTTAAAGTTTCATTAATCATCTAAATCTCCTAGCTATTTAAAGTGAACTCGTTCAACGCAGATGCATTGAGGACAGACAAGCTCCCTGATATTAAGGTAAAACTAAACGAATCTGACATGTTTACTGCATCAGAAAAGTCTCTATTAAATTGCATTGCAAAGCTAAAATTATCAGACATATTTGTGGAGTCTGACAAGGTCTTAGTTACATCTAAAACCGCAAGATCAGATACAACAACACTGTCCCCTAAAGATTTTTGATAGTCTAAGGCAACACTGTCAGTTAGAGTGAAAAACTCATTCCTGAAGTATCTGTTCTTTGTGTCAGGATCTAGGGCAACATCTATTGCCTTTAAGTCCTGAAATGTAATGTCACTTTTTAAGTACTGATAACTTATACCGCTTTTTATAAGCTGGTGAGTTATTTCTGCATTAGCTTTTGCAAGCTCTAAAAGCGCCTTGCTTGCCATTAATCAAAGTCGCTTCTTACTTTGAGCTTAAGTAAATCAAACACCGTCTGAACCCCACCTGAAGAAAACGTAATTTCTATTTCTGCCTCAAAGGTTCCTGCTGATGATAGAGTTCCTGACGGAAAATCAGTTACAACAATACCGTTAGCTCCATCAGAAATACTGCATGTTAATGTACTAGCAATAACTGTACTGCCAAGCTCTCTAATACGCATTCTCACAGTTGCTCCCGTTACATTTATAGGAGCCCATGTTGCACTATCATCAGGGTCTAGCGTGAGACCGGAAGCCGCTGTATTGCTATCTTTTAGTGTTATTGTTAGCTCAGGAAGAGTATCTCCCGCAACTAAGTTTAATGTTTCTGAGTATGCCATTAGATAAATGCCCTCGGTTTGCAAGTGAGAGATCCGCCTGAGAATCCATACTTCACTTGACGTATTGTTCTTCCCACAGCCTTTTCGAATAAGTCCCTATTTGCCCCAGCCATCGCTGGATTTCCAAAGGGTTGTCCGGTCATCATCTGAAGCCTAAACAAAGCTCCGTGCGATATTGCCTCTCGGTATTCCTTTCCGACAGTATCTGGAATGCTGGAACTGGATGATGATGGCTTTAATGAAAATAAAACTCTAAAGGAGTTACTGTCAGCGGGAATTGGAGCAACATAAAAATCAGTATTATCTCTTTGGGCATAATACTTTGGTGTTCCAGTAGTGTTTTCATCCCCAAGTCTAGACAAAAGTTTTGCGTAACTTATAGGCTTTAACGGTTGTTTGTCGTTAAAAATATCTAAAATATGATTTAACTCAGTTCCACTTGGTATAGAAACAGCGTATTCGTTTACACCTTTTACAATTGTGACAAACTCAGGCTCTGCAACAAAAACATCAGTTCTTTGACAAAAGTCTATAGCAGAATCACGCACAGACCTCTCTAAAAGAAAATCAGGGCAACCCTGTACTTCAGGTCTTATAAACGGAGAAAAATCAGAATATTTCACTATTGATCACCTATGCTGGGATTGGAGTCACTGCACTATCAGCTTGGGTTTTAATGCCAAGTGCATTTGCAAAGCTTTGGTAATGCATCATTGCTCTTTGCGCGTTACCAGCAAATTCAGAATCTTTCTGATATGACCGATACAACACATAATCTAATAAACAGTTTGAATAAACATCGTCTATAGATATAACTGTCGTATCACTAGAGAAGTTGCTGATAGCTATATCTGAAGTAGATGCGCTATAGATTATTTCTAAAGAGTGAGTTCCGGAAGTCCCTTTAGGAAAAACATAAAAGTTCTTAGGATCTGCTGGATCGTAAATGTAATGCTCAATCTTATTCGTTCCAGCAGTTGTTTCATGCCAGTTAGGAAGCGTCTCATCAAGTATTCTTCTGTCCACTTGAGTTATTGCCCTTCCGCCAACATTACGCACTACATCGATTAAACGTAAAGCGCTACTTGGTAGCGTTTGTTTACTGCCTGTTGCCAGATCTAAGGTGGTGTTTACCATCTTGGCATCTGGTCTATGAAGCACAACTTCTCGTTGAGCATCATTAAAAAATTTCAATAATTCTAAATTTGGAAACCGGACGTTCGTATTATCCTGCAAGATAATGCTAGCGCGGTCTAATATATCTACAACTTTAGTTGTCGCCATCAGTGTTCTCCCACTCGATTACTTGCAAATCAGGATTGCTTTTGAATATCGGGTTATAGTCGAAAATATTTCCAGTTATGACGTTCTGAACTTTTTTAGGGATAAGAATTTCAGCTTCTTTTGGCGGGTTCTTTTGATCCCGTTCCAATTGCTTTAACTGTTCTTCTAACTGGGCTAGGGTGAGTCTTCGGTCTAACTTTCTTCCAAACTCTTCATTTGCCTTGTCAAATATCTCATCTTTTTTGGTTTTAGATTTCGTCATAATTTTTACCATTTAAAACAAGGGAGGTTTCCCTCCCTTATTCAAGTCAGACTATTAAGTCCACTTACCTACGCAAAGTGCATCTGGAGTTACAACCTTAGAGCCGTAAACTTTCAAACCACGAACTTGATCACCAAAAGTACTTTCCATTCTTACAGTTTCAGCATTTGTGAACTGTGAAGCGAAAGAAAGAGCCTTAGGATGACCCGCTAGGACATGTGTATAACCTGAGTCAGCGCCAGAGGAAGCAGTGAATAGCATGTTTGACTGGTAAACAGTAAAACGATCTACCATTCCAACTTTTCCATTACGCAACGGTGAAGTTGCATCACCAGTCAAGTAAGCTTGACGTAACTCAGACTGCTTGAGCATGCTTACAAACTCAGGAGAAAGAACGATGTAACGCCCCTCTTCTGGAATGTTAAGCGTGTCAAGAGCAGTAGAAAGCTCAAGTATTTCAGTCAAGATGTTAGATGCTGTAATGGAAGTTTGAGCCCCAGTAGTGGTGGCGCCAGTGATAGCGTTAGCCAATACATCAGTCTCAACTGCAATACGCATTCCCTCAGAAGCATCCGCAGAAGCCTTCTCAAGCAAATTAATATCTGCTTGAGCCGCTAATACGTCATCAACCTTGAAGCTGTAGTACTTAGCCTTGTCGATTAGCATTTCTACTTTGGCAGTAGTCAACTCTTGAGTTGTAATCGTGCCCGCATAGTCATTGATGGTTACAGCAGGAACTGTACGAATTACAACCTTCTCGCCCTGACCAGAGATTTCGCCCTCATAATCAGTGTTAGAAATTGCAGGAAGTACGCTCTGCTTGTAGAACTTAGCTTGTAAAAGCTTGGAAAACACCTCTGGGATGAAATTCACCTCAGATGTAGTGCCTGTACTAAATTGTGAAAAAGACATTTTATTTACCTATATGCAAAAGTTATTGCCGAATCTGCCCGCTATTCATTGCCTTTAATATTTCATCCTGATGCTTCTCAAATTCATGATTCGGCATCCTTTTAATATCTTCGACTGACCAGCTTCTAGTATCGACTTTCGTTTTGGGCTTTCGAGACTTAGGCAATTTCGGTTCTGCAACCGACCTTGCTTTCTCTAGCGCCCTCTCTTGCGGTGATGGTGGTTTAAATCCCATGTCGCCCTTGAACTTATAGAGAACAGAGTTCACATCGTTTGAAGAGCCATGTTGAATCCAATCTTTAGTTGCACTGTCTTGATCTTCTAGCCAGTTCAGCCAGTCTGATGTTTCAATTAACTCATCAACATCTGGATGTTCTGTTCTGATCCGATCAAAATGGGCATCTACAGCTTTTTGATTCAGCTCTTCTTCTTTGCGTTTCTTCTCTAAAGCAAGTTCTTCTTTGTGACTTAAAACCTCATCCTGTGTTCGCTTCAGCTCATCTAATAGTGGGTTAGCTAGATCAGGGTAGTCTTCCCTTAACTGCGCTAACTTACTGTCATCTCTCTGTTGCTCAACAAGTTGACCTTTCAGCTCCGTTAGGCTTTTGACTAGGTCGGCGTTTTGCCGCTTCAAGTCAGCCGCTTCTTGCGTAGCTTTTGTCATTCTGCTCTGTGCGCCTTTCATTGCTTTTTCAGCTTTTTGCAAAGCCAATGTCATATCTTCAGATTCACCGCTAACTTCTTCAGATACTTCAACCTCTTCAGCGTCAGTCTCAGCCGTGTCCGTAGGTTCGGGGGCTTCTTGTTGCAACTCTTCAGGCTCTTCTGGAGTATCCTCTTGAGATTGAACGGTCTCAGGGTTTCCTTCTTTAGGCTGAAGCATTTGCTCCATCAACTCTTTCGCTTCTGCTTCTAGGCGATCAGGGTCATTTCTCGACATAATTTTTTCCTTACGGGGCGATTTCTCGATGTCCGTTATTCAATTGCGGTTGTCCTTTTAAGGTTCCGCGAGTTATCTAAATGCGCTCTCGCGCTCGTTTCAAGACTAAGCAAAAAGCGCAACTCTTTGAGTCTGCCTTGCTCAATCCTAAAATTTTTCTCGTCTGCTTCTTCTAAGTGACGCTGTGCATCAACAAGACGGTTTTTAAATAGCTCCTTGAGGAGGTGCCATTCCGACCCCTCCTTGAGGCGCATTACCGCTTGCGATTGCTCTTTGTTCAGCTTCAGCTTGGAGCGCGAGTTGTTGTTGTTGTTCAAGAGCTAACTGCTCCTCTGACTTAACAATTTCATCTGGGTCGATATCCATACTCTGTGCAATATCACGAAGTAATTGATTACGATCCACCAATCCGGCATCCATGGGGTTTGATACCAGCGAAAGGAACTGCAATAAGCGCTGGCTTTGTACTTCTTTTTGGACAAGAGCTGTACTACCTCTTGCGACAATCCTCAGATCGCCTTTTGATTTTTGATTTGTGCCAAACTCCATATTCCAGTGGAATAATGCAGTAATCATTGGCTCCATCAGAAAGTCATCAATGTTTTTTATCGTAGATTTAAGCGCAACATTAGCCGCACCCATCAACATTGACATTCCTGTAGCTGTCTTATTAAGACCACCCGTTTGCTCACCGTGTGTATATGAAGGTAAGCTTGTTGTTTCATCCGCGAACTTGCGGAATATGTCAACAATCTGATTAAGTCCATTAGCGTTAGCTACCGGCTGATACCAGCGAACCATCGGCATAGAACCATCTCCACCCTCTCTAAGGAACACTCTCCAAGGGTGTATGTCTGTAGGATCTTCTCCAGCCGCAAGTAAGTCAGTGTTTACCTCAACCATTGGTGCAGAAGACATCGCTAGATTATCTAACCAAATTCTTGTTGCGGCATTCATAGTGCCTTGCGAATCACGCATCATTCTAGGTACGCCTGTACCCCAGAACTGATGAGGAGATCTCTCATAAGGGAATATATGATAAGGAATGTCATAACCTTTTATAGGGTTAAGCATTACCTTTATTACTTTTCCAGAACACAACCAAACACATGCGCTAAAATCTTCTGACAAATCAGCATCTTCAGGTATTTCTACGCCATGCTCTTTTAATTCATAGCCATCAACACATCCCCAATATTCCATAACCTCGAATCTATTGGATTCAGAATGCTCATTGATACCAGCAATACGCCTTCTGGTACGCTCATGCTCTTCTTCAGTGTGGTTACCTGTCCTGTTTGTTTTTAGCAAATACTTGATCATTCCAGAATCAAACTGAGGTAAGTCAGATAATTCCCTGAACTGACGGCGAGTTAGCACATGCCTACGGAATAACCCATCACAATCATCAAGTGATGTGCAATACGGGTCTGGGTAAAGGTCGAATATTGATACACTCTCCACCTCAGGCATAGGCTGTTCAATAATACTTAGCGCATAACCTTGCTCGCCAGTCTCTGGATCAGCCATCATTGAGTAAGATTGTTTTTGATCTATTCTTACTGTTCCTGCTTTACACGCGCCAGAACCGAAAATACAGGCTTCTAAAATACTTTCTTTAAGTTTTTGCTCTGCGTTGGTCTCAATCAATTGATCCATAATATCGATGGTCATTAATTCAGCCGCGTCATCGGCAACTCTTTTTTCAGCCTTTTTCAACTCTTCTTCGAGTTCTTGCATCCTAGCCATGATCAAATCTTCATTCATGTTAGGATCCATCATTTGTGATGCTTCCATGACCTGTGCTGTAGCAAGCTGGCGCATCTGCATGGCTTGCATTGGATCTAGATCAGGGACTGGCGTGGACTCAACGGAAAAGAAAACATCTCCATGCTGAAACAATAGATCAATGATACGACTGTAAGCCGCCATGACCTTTGTTCGAGTTAGTCCAACAAATACTTTTGATCTCGCTCCAGCCTCATTTAGTCGGGCTAATACGTCAGGTTCATATTGACCATTGTATTGACGGAGATCTTTGAGCCACTCGCTTTCTGTTTCTTTGCGAGCATCTTTATATTCTTGAAATGTACCAGATAGCCGAGCGCCCAGATTCTGCATGCTTTGATCTTGCACACCATCTGAGATATCATTTTTTTCTTCAGTAATTTCTTCTATCATTAGTAGCCTGTCACGGGATCGAGCGTCTTAAATCGCCTTTGTATAATGCGATGCCTAACTCTAGGCATAGATGCAAGTCCGTGCAGGGCTATAGCGTAAGCCATAACCCTGTCATCATAACATCCTGACTGAGAATTGAAAGCCCCTTTATCATCTATTATGTAGGTTCGCAACTCGCTAACTAAGTCCATATCGGCAATACCGCTCTGACCCTGTCTAAGTAATGCCGCTAGTCCATCTATTATTAAAGGCTTGGTTTTAGAGGTTGTAAGGAAACCTCCTCGTTTTGTCATTTTATCGGTGTAAGCTCCATCTACTGAATGCTCAATAAACATGTTCGGGTAAGACAATTCCTGTAGTCGGCGCAAGGTTGTTAGACCGTGGTTATTTCTCTCTACCACAACGTAAGCATTGTTATATCGCTGACCGATCTGCGATACGATATTGCCCCACTCCCAAGGGTCTATATGTCCATGCCAGCAAGCAACTTGCCTACCTTCAGAATCTAAAACTTGAGCGCAGGAATAATCTCCGTAAGATAATCCTTCAGCAACGTCAACACCTATGGTGTAGCTATCTTCACTTAATGGCGGATACCATTCTCTGTAGGGTGCATATGATCTTTCAGATAGAGTTCCTCCTAGCATGTCGCCTACGAAGTCAGGCGTGTAGCAGTCATTTTCTGCTGTCGTTAAATGCATGTCCTCGACAAAACATCTTCCTGAAGTTAAAAAGCTTTCAAGAGGATTGGCAGGATATTCCTGACTAAATAAATCAGTGCCGCCTAACTCATCTAACTTTGCTCTTCTAAAGCATAGCTGTGAGTCATCTAAGTTGTATCGTTGTGCTAATTTATATTCTTCGGGAGTCGCCTCAAAATACGGCGAGGGCTTCCTTCTATATTCGGGCATCCAGAACCAAGGAATAAAACAGGTTATCCACTCAGTCTCACCCCTAAGGCTTTTCATTACTTGATCGTAGAACCAGCCGCCAGCTCCGTTCGCCGTGCTTTCAAGAATAACTTCAGATTTTTTTCCACCGACAGTCTGTAATAGACCAGCAACTATGTCTGATCCTTGGGGGTAGAAGGCAACTTCTGATCCGTGGACAAATCTGTTTGTTTGTCCCCGCCCTGTCTGTGTAGACCTTGCGGTTCCAACCCTGTATCTTGAATTGATTTCATCAAATACCAAAGTTGTCGCCGACTGACTAGCGAGAGGCGGTTTAAACGCAGGATGCGGGACATTGTCATAGAAATACTTCACCATATTGAAGATTGCGTTAGTGGATTCTGCAAGGTGAGACAGTACAAATGCGTTAGCATTTCGATTTTGTGTCACTTTCCAGAAGTTTCGTCCTTGCACATAGGTAGAAATACCTGTTTGTCGCGCTTTTAGGCACAACATTCGTATATTTCCTTGCTCTTTTAACTGTTTTTCTAGCCGATTATGGACATATAACTGTGCCGCATTAAGCGCAAAAGGGACGGATTCGCCCTCTTTTGTTACGATTTTCAGCACATTTTTGGCATATAAAGGGAGATTTCCCTTAAATTTAGCCGCAATCTGTTCAATTTCCAATATGATTTACCACCGCTCTGCACCACCAAGTAAAGTGGGCATCATCTAAATTACACATCATTAGGTTAAGGCGACTGCAAACCAGCCTGACATTACCTAACTCATAACCTAAACTGTTATCAATCCTGTCAACACTCACTGAAAGGTCAGACTCTTCAGTCGTAGCATGCATGGGTAAGCCAGATATAGCGCATGAGCCACCTTGGCTGTCATATAAAGCTCTCAGCTCTGCATGTGTAACGGGCTTACCATTAAATTTATTTTTTCGGTGCCTATGCCTTAAGCTGTTTAACTTTAAGCTTAAAAAATTATCAACGCTTAAATTGCCCTTCTCTTTAGCGACTTTAACCCTGCAAGAGTTACAGGATGCTTGCGTTGCTGAGAAATTAGCGGCGGGCTTTATAGACCCGCAAATGGAGCATTTTTTATCTCCAGTTGCCATTCCGTCTCTCTTGTAAGCTTCTCAAACAAGCCTACAGCTATCCTGCTTTGACTAACGGCAATTTTGTCGCCCATTAAGTAAGTTCCAAGCCCAATGCAACCATGCACATCTTTCGCATAATTTGCCGCATGAATTAAAATATAGGTGCGATTAGGAACATCCTGTATCTCCCAAGTCTCACCAAACTTAGGTGACTTACGCCAGCGTGTCTGATACGTCCCTTCTGGGATGCAGGAGAAACTTACGGCGTTATTCTTCCATGGACGTTCTATAGAATAAAACGTCTGAGAATCGAATCTAAGGACACCCAGAGTGCCTTCAGGATGGTAGCAAAACCGCTCCAGCGTTATCGTCTTCAGTTTTTTTCTCCTGATTATCTTTTTGAGAGCCCCACTTAATAGCGTCATAACCCTTAGACCAGTTATCTTCATCTCTTGGACGCCTTAAATCGCCCTTACCGTAGAGCGTTTCTCTATGATCACTCACTTTTTTCTAGCCGTCTTAGCCGCGTTCTTAAAATTTTTGGCGGTGGGTCTACCCTTCTCGCCAGCCTTTCTCATAGTTTCACCAGATCCACCTTTTATTCTGGCTCTCTTTTTAGCAATGTTTTGGTAAAGTGACATCTGTATCTCCTATTTAGACTTCTTGGTTTTCTTCTTTTCTTTCTTTTGTTTATTTAAAGCCGCTATTGCTTCCTTGGATCGCTTATCAGACATAGGCGCATTAATTGCTGGGCGTGGATTTTTCTTGGGTCTTCCTACGTTCTTACCGTATGTTCCGGCTCCTGATGGCATAACTATCTCCTAGATTTTGCGCCAGAACATTTCCAGCGCTTACGTGATAAATTGTTAGGGGTGTTTGGGTCGTTTCGTTTTTTCGCAGACAAACCTTTTTTAATGCCTAAACTACGAGCGCAATAAGCATCGCCCTTAGACGTTCCAGCTTGCACCCTACGGCTACCATCTTTAGCTTTACCAGCTTGCCCATAGGACACCTTCTTGCCGCTAGCGGTGACTTTAACTTTTGCCTTGCCTTTTCTTGGTGTCGCCATTTCAAAATTTACCTTTGTATATTTTTTGGTTTACAGTTTTTTACCTACCGCCCCCC